AGGTTGAACTGGTAGCTTCCCGTTTTCTGACCTAAAGCAAGATCGATGATTCCCACCACGGTTACAGGTTTAATGCCATAGTTATTCGGGACGCCGTTAGCGTCCCATGAGGCAAATCCAAAATCAGACATTGGGAGCCACCCCTGTTAGTTTACCAATCTGCACAAACAAACGACCTTCCGGCCCCGTAAAGGAAAGATTGTTGTCGGCTTTAGAAAGACACCACCCCCCCTGATTTGCAACTTTGTAACCTTCTGACCAGATAGAACCTGAGATTTTCGCATTGTTGATTGCGGCGTTAGCAATTTTGGCGCTTGTTATACTTCCATTCTGAATAAACGCATCGCTGATAAACACCTGACCATTAACAACAGCAAAGGGTGAATATTGCGTATCACCGCTGCCACTCATCAGGACGAACTGATTGGCGTTAAATCCGACACGAGTGACTACCGGCTTACCCGCCTCCGCCAGAACCGCAATAGACATCCCGGCACCGTAATAAATATCGTTGATGCGCACTCCGACTTTCAGGGTATGAATGGCCGTAGCACTTGTAGCATCAACGGTGGCAGTGAGCTTATCCTCAAGCGAGGCGGTTACATCTTTAATCTGCGCCTGCACCTGCGTCGACATTTCAGCCATCGCTTTATCAACATCAGCAATGGTCGTTTTGACCACCAGAATATCCGCGCGTACTTCGCCGTACTGCGCCCACTGGTGTTCCACCGTTCCATAGTTGGCCAGCGCGTTCTGCAATGCGGCCTCCAGGTTGGTATCAATGTCGCTTGTCAGGCGGTCACCGTCGGCAGACGTCAGGAAATCATCAGCAATATCGCCCAGGTAGTCGTCAGCATTCGCGTTGGATTGGCCACGAACCCAGTCAGTCCAGTCACTTTGATTACCAATGCGATCGACCAGACGAGCCCGGTACCAGAACTCCTGACCAGCCTTCAAACCCAGTTGGGTATATGCGTGTTGCGGATACGGAACTCCAGCAAGCAGCAGAGGATTATCCCCATTACCGTTTGCTGAATACTGCAGTTCGGTCTGGAGGGTATCACCTGTATCCGCCGGAAAGGACCAGTCAACCTGTATACCCCAGTTGATTGCTGTGGTGCGCAGACCAACCGGTTTGGGAACATCCCCAGTACGTCCAGTGAGATGAGTCAGAACAGAAGATGACCACAGACTGGACGCGCCTCCAGAGTTAATAGCGCGAACTCGCACAAGATAATCGCCTGAGAAAATCCCGGGCACCTCGATATTGCGCAGACCTGTTTCGGGAATGTTGATCCACTCATTATCACCACGTTTCCACTGTGCCTGATACGCGACAATATCCGCCTGAGGTTTCCCGTTTTTATCTACTGGCGCATCCCAACTCGCAACCATGGTCGCAATACGCTGCCCCTGCCGGACCGAGTCGTAACTGCTAATCGCGATATTCGTGGGCTGGCTAACCAGGCCTGTCGGTAACAAACTAATCGGCGGCGTATCCAGCCGGGCGTTGTTATCAACGGCATCGTACTTAGCCCCGTTGTACTCTGCACCGGTGATACTGTAGGTGTTCTCTTCATCGTTAAATGTCAGATTGGTTACGCGGAAATACTGGAGGCGCAACTGGCCAGCATCGATAACAAAAATGGCATTAGGTAGTGGCTCAGTGGTAAAGGCAGTTGCCAGTATCAGTTGCTGGCCGTTAACCGCCTGAATGGTTCTGCTCTCAACGACACCACCCTGAGTACGAATCATCAGCGTATCGCCAGCAACAGCGCTGGTACCGCGGTCGGTAGTTACAGATTTCAGCGCGGCGTTGTATTCAGTAATACGTCCACCATAGATACGGCCAGATAGCCGTTCATCTGCAAACGCAAATACGGTCCCCGGTACATAAGCGAAGCCATCAAGTCCCGTCTGAACAGTGATAATACGGTCCAGAGAATTAGAGTAGACGGCCCACCCTCCGCGGCGCTGCGCCTCGCTTTCACGCGTGCATCCGATCGCAGTTAGTTGTGTCTGCTTAAACTTGAACTGTTTCACCAGATCAGGAAACATCACTGCCGTTGTGCGATCCTGATAGTGGTTATCCGGATCACTAAAGTTAATCAGCGCAGAGCTATAGCGGTTCTTTTCACTACCGCTGGAGTACGTTGGCTTACCGACAACAGAAGCGCGGGTGAGTATCTGAAGTTTTGACGTATCAGCTGGCATATCCGAGACAACATTGAACATGTTGTTGCCCCAGAACGTCATACCATTGAAACCAGCCGCAATATCCTTAATCACCTGCCAGGCATCAGCCTGAGCCTGAATATAAACGTCAAACATAAAGCGAGGCTCGGTACCGCTACCACCCTTACCATCCGGCACCTTCTGGTCGCAGCGCTGGGCAATACGGTACAACTCCCATTTATCGAGCATCGCTGGCGTAACCCTGCGCCCCAGTCCGAAGCGCGGCTCAGTAAGAATATCGAACCAAATCCATGCAGGATTATTCGTCCATCCCCATTTGAATGTACCGTCCCATGTACCGCTATAAGTGCGTGCAATCGGATCGTAGTTTTGAGGGATACGGATCACCCGACCTTTAGGTTTACAAGAAATCTTCGGGATATTGCTGAATGACTTTGCGTTGAATGACACATACAGCAGCGCGGTATGCGGATAGCGCAGGCGAGCATCTATCACCTCGGTGATCGCCTGAACCTGCGTTTTGTTCTGGAGCATCTGGCTGGTACTGTCGTCGGTATCGCGCACGACCCGAATCTGCCAGCCTGCGTTCGCTTTCGGCAGGTTAATACGGTGTGTCAATTCATAGAGAGAGCTGAGTTTCTCCGTAACCGTTTTGGTCAATACCGAAGTGTAAGCCCCACCGTCCACAGCAAGGTCGATATGATACTGAACCGTTGTGCCGACAATATCCCCATCGTTTTCCTGCTGCTGTAATCCAGGGATACCAATACGTACCAGCACCGCATCAATCTGGGTGTTACTGATCGCACGAGTCCATGGGGTAACTTTCGTCAGCGACACGCCAATACTGGTTTCATTTTCAACAGCTGGAAAGCCTGGGATTGGTGTCTGAACCTGAGTACCTGGACGGAAGTCCCAGGTAACGTTCTCAAAGTTCATGGTGCCGTCGGCGTTGCCAAGCGGCGTACCATCGAGAAAAATACGGGTGGCATCCAGCCCACCAGCAAATTCACCCTCGCCCAGCGCCAGCAGCATGCGGCAGCGAGCCATTGATTGCGCGGAGTCCGGCTGTTCTACAGGTGTATGCTGTTTTTGGCTCCCGCCCTTCGCACCAGTAATCGTTGCCATATTGCGTCCATAAAAAAAGCACCCGGTTGGGTGCTTAATATTGAAATGATTTTTCTCAGATATCTTCAGCCACAATTCCCGCTGAGATTATGGCACCACCGATCTCCCGCTCCCCATAGAGTGCGGCAACCGGGTTACCCATTGCCAAGGTGTTTACTGAGCTGCCGAAAGCATAGCTGGGTTTGTTATCGGGGTCATCGCGCCCCTGAAGTCCTTTTGGTTGTGGTGACAGCATCTGGTAAATGCCGCCTGCCATTAGGCCAATACCGGCCTGCAGAGCATATGATCCCCATGTAGCCCCGCCCCATGCCTGACCGATTGTCAACCCAACAACCCCGACGACCACCAAAACGGCTCCGAGTATGGTCTGGAATAACCCCGCCTTTTTCGCCCCCTCCATTATCGGCGCGATGCGAATTTCACTGTCACCGCTCAGTCCCTTAAAATCATCCAGCCCAATGTTTCGCTTCCCCCGGAATACCGCAAACGTCATGCCGTTTTTCTTGGCGTTCATGAGGTACTCTTCCAGCCCGTCAAAGTTGATGCACAACGCCTTTACGGCCTCCGCTGACGTCTGCACCGCCAGTTTATGCACGCGCCCAAATCGCGCACCCAGCGCACCGTACAAGCGAATTGTCGTTAACCGCGCCATGGTTTTATTTCCTGAGATAAGTTTTTATGTCGGACGCATGTCATTGTCCTGTCTTTGAAATAGCCGCGCGAGTACGGCGTGATGCAGGATGGTTGCCCGTAGAGATGATGAAGTAGCTCACCTTCTTCGGTAATGATCCCCGCATGGTTCCACTTAGCAGATTCAACCTGCATGATGACCATGCAGCCTGGCGACGGGCCGCATTCTATGAAACCCTCTTTCTCCCAGTTATCGAAATAGAGGTTGTCCGGATACTGGCTTTCCCACCACGGGTAGTCGACCCGGAAATCAGTCAGCGTTACACCCTGGGTGGCGTGCCAGTCCATCACCAGCCCCCAGCAATCGTGGGAACCCAGGATGAACGGGCGGCCGATTAGCGGAATAGCATCCGGGGTTATCTCGGCGTATTCATCGCAATCAGGCGCATATATTCCCCATACCACACCTGACTGGTTGCATTGCTGGCGATCGAGGTCTGATGGGATAGCCCTGGCACCATCGCCAGGGTGCGAGTGTATGACTCTAATAATGGTTCCTGCGTCCTCGGCATTTGCCCAGTGCTCACCATCAATACGGAAATGCTCAGATGGGTTTTCATGACTGTTCGGTACCGGAATATATCGCTGACGCCGTCCTGACTGGATGACAAAGCCGCAGCACTCGCGTGGCGATTCCTCCAGAGCATGCGCCCGGATAGCGTTCATTATCGTTTTGTTCATATTGAAGTCCGGTTATCGGGAGAAGAGAACAGTTGCCGGGAATCCCCCAAAATCGAGGGTGGCAGTATTTGGTTCAGCCAGGCCCGCACCAAATCGCTTACGGCAATCGCTCAGGCAACCGCCGCACACGTCCAGCGCAGGGTCAGCGACCGCATTCCCCTTCGCATCAAAATATGCTGTTCCATTGTAGGTGCAGCCGTCACCGCTGCGGTACTGGCCGCGCAGCGCCCACTCGCACAGCGATGTAATTTGACGGGTGGGAATAACTAAGTTCTGCAAATCCGCTGGGCTACTCAACGACCACGTAACCACCTCATCATCTTCGGAGGTTTTGGTATCCAGCCAGAAGGTCTGGAGAGTGAACATCGTCGAATCTGCTGTCGGGTTAGCGCTGCCCGGGAAATTCTCGGCATCGAGATAAACGGCATAGGTGTCGATGATACTCACCTTCGCGTTAACCATGTCCTTGAATTGCAGGCAGAGCGCCGTGATATGCCCGTCAAGGTTCGATACGCTAAGTTTCGGCTCAGCGGCCTGGTCGGTCGAAAGAGCGAGGTCAGAAATCTGGAATGGCCAGAAGTCGAATATTTTGCCATCCCAGATGATGGGCTTTGGTCCAAGCTTAGCTTCATCGCCGTTCGCCGCTTCAATCTCGGCGGGCGTATGGGGAAACGGACTATAGTGAAAACGGTGAATACCGCCGCTGAACTCTGAAGCATCTACTTCGACCAAGCGGACCCTACCGCCCGGCGCCAGCATTGCAGCTGTATCAATCAGTGCTGTCATGCTCCACCTCAGGCATAGACGCCATAGGCGCGCTTAATCGTGAATGTCAGCTCAGCGAATTTGCTGCTAATCTGGTTTTTGCGCACGGAGTCGGCGACAACGCGGTACAGCCCCTTCTCTTCGCCCGGCGGTGTGATGATGAAAGCCTTAACGGTATGCTCCAACAGGAAGTCGCGAACTGCGTTAACTTCCGCCTCCGTTCCTGCATGCTTCATTGGAACCTGAATGGCGGTAGAGTTAATACCGTTCTCAGCCACCTGTTCGTAACCGTCCCCGAACTGCGCAGACCGTATCGTTTGACTGTATTCGACAGCACCTGCGCCGAGCTGCGAACGCCAAGTATAAGTTTCAACTGCCATATTTGCTCCATAAAAAAACCCAGCCTGAGCTGGGTTTTGTTGTGAGGGAAAAGATATTCGGAGTTATCGCGCCAAATGCTTTAATGCCTCAGCGACAACTTCGGATTCATGAATACCCTGAGCCACTTCGGCAACAAAATCGGCAAATGAAACTGGAGTTTGGACGGTTATATTATTCAACTCAAGAAATACTAAAGCCGAGAGGAGGGCAGTTCTCTTATTTGCATCATTGAAGCCATGCCCTCGAGAAATTGCAATCAAGTAACTTGCGGCCAGGGAAAATAAATCCTCCACCCCATTATAAAGATGGGTATTCTCTACACGAGCAACGATGCTGGAAATGGCCCCAAAATCCCTGTACCCAGGCAACCCTCCATGTTCAGCCAATTGATAATCATGAATCTGAATCACCTGCTCAGCGCTTAAGAAGGTGATCATCTGTCAGCTAGCGCCTTCAATGTACCATGATTCAGTGACGCCATTTTGGAAAGAGCCCGATTAAATGCTACATCCGAAATATCTTTATGATCACTACCGTCATTCCTGGCGGCCTCAGTAGCAATCATAGGGTTAATGATAAACTTCTCGCATGCAGCAATAATTCGGTTAGCGCCGCTTTCCATGTTGCCCATCTTATCAGCCCCGTCTATCAGGACGTTATCGACCAGCGCCTGATGTGGATAAAACGTATTCATACAGCTTATTATGGTGCGAAGAATGTTCAACGTCTTCACTGCATCCTTGATGCTAGCTAAAAGCCCATTCATAGCAGTGATTATTGTTAAGGCGTCATCATTACTAAGATTGAATTCCTCTGACTCAGCCTCATTTACGTGAGTTTGTAGTTCAGCCAGATCACGATCAAGAAAAGCAAAACTGGTTTTAATACCACCAGCCATTTCCATTACATCCGCTATATCGGCATTGCCGCGCGCAATATTTGCAGAGTAATGTTCAACGATTCCTGAGATTTCAGACATATACTTCATTGGGTCCCTATAAGCCCCCATTGTAGTAATTGCTGCCGCAATCGCGGTCTGTGTGAACATGGCGCCTTCTCGTGATGATGAACCCTAGTAATGGAAATTCTACGTGACAACGCGCCCCGTCGCAACTTTGCCAGGCACCGCCCCTTCTGCCTCTCTGCTATAGATGTAAAAAAGCCCCGCGTTAGCGAGGCTTGGTGTTGGCGTGAGCTATCTCTTGCAAAATTGTTCAAATCTTTTCATGGATTTTTCGTCATCACTTTGGATAATTCCTGGGGCCCCACTGAAAAAATCAGAGTCAAGCTGACCCACATAAATAAAGAACGGAGCCTCTCCGACATACCCACCGAATGCATTTTTTGCATTAACCCGGCCACAGACATACCCACTGATTTTAGGCTTGCCATTATTCGCATCTGGTGAAAACCATACATCGTTGAATTTTGCGCTATCTGGATCTTTCAATGACTGCTTGATTTGTGACTCCCCATAATTTATGGCTTCACTGTATTCTCCAAAGCACCCGGTAAGTGGCAAACAAGCAATCCCCACCAATAGCAATTTTTTCACTATCATCCCCTTGATTAGCATGGTTTAACGCATGATAACCAGGGGGATGTCAGAATGTAACGATCAGATGCTATTAGCGATCAGTTTTAGCTTTTCTTTGGCTGTCGTAATCGCAAGCTCTTCAACTTGTCGGATGGTTAGATCTAGCTGATGGGGCAGGCTAACGGGGACGCTGATAATGCGAGTGCTATCGTCTGGGCCATAAAACGTCACGCTAGCGCTGATTTCCTTTCCATTAAAATTGTCGTACCAAATAACATCATGAACCTGTATTTCGGCAATTTTCATTAATATTTTCCTCTTACGGCGCTCCAGAGCGGAGTGCCTGGTTTTCTTACTTGAGTATTGATGGTCTCGACCATCGCGTCGTTAAGTTGCTTACCAATCGCCGCAGCATTTGCTGAGCCGCCCGTATTGGCTTGCCCACCTGAACCGATATTGATATCACCAAAGCTGACACTGATGATTGGCACACCTGCGGCGGTCGCTCCTGACTGATTTCCACCAACAAGCCCGCCAGTAGCGTAACGCCCCAAATTACCGTTGTTCATCAGGCGATACAAATTGTCCACCCCGATCCGTCTGGTGGCTTCTTTAGTGAATACAAATTCATCCTTGTGGACAATGCCTGCTGGTTCGTATTTACCACCCGATCCAGTATATCCACCTGAGTCAAAACCAACCCCGGCTGCGGCATTAGCATAAGCTCCGCCCGGAGTGGATCCGCCTCCTGCACTGCCACTAATCCAACCCATTGCCGCCTGCACCGCATAAGCCACAAGCAACTGATTTGTTACCTGCACAATCATCTTCAACATGGACTTGGTGAAGTCTTTGAAACTTGCTGTGCCGGTCGTAACCAAGTCTGTCAGCATGTCGGATAGGCCACTAAACGTAGAACCAGCCACATTTCGCATTGCTTCAAACGTGTTTGTTGCTGAGTCGGCATAATCGGCCCAACCACGCTTTGCGCCAGCCTGCCAGTCGCTGCGAAGCTCATCTTCTTTCCGGTATGTCTCCTCCTGCTCTGCGAGAACCTTTTTCTGAGCATCTGGGTTAAAGGCATAGGATTCAGTCAGGCGCTGGCGCGTCGATTCCCTTTCGGCCTCTCTAGTGGACAAGCCTCTGGCTGCCGCAGCAATTTCCGCCTGCTTAGCAGACTGCTGCTGTGCGAACTTAGTCGCCTGGTCAGCCAGAGAGTTCAGCTTCTGCTGCTTCGCAATTTGATCACCCAGTCCGGCATTAATATCTGCCTGAGCTAGCAGTTTCTCTTTGTTCGCCAGCAGTGACTTTTCATCGAGTGTTAATGTGCGCCCTTTCGGATCGTTAGCGGTGGACTCGAGGATGGTGATCTTTGAGATTAACTCCCACTGCTGTTTGCGCTGCTGGCTGATTACATCGTTGATACCACGATGGTCCTGTAGCGTTTTAAGCTGAGCCTGCAGAGCTAGAGTCTCAGCATTGTAGGTGTCGGTTGAGCGATCACCGGCTGAAACCTTAACGGCTGGAGTCTTGGGCGTTTTGTCCGGATGAAACTGCTTATTAATGGCATCCACGGCCTGCTGCCGCTGCTGATCGCTCCACTTATCAGGCGCAATTGCAACGTTTTTCCACAACTCAGATAGCGCACGACTGCGCTTCTCCTGCCATGTCATGGACTGCTCAAGGATGCGGTTCTGGTAAATAAGAGCATCCGTTCTCTTATTGTCGACGTCAGCTCCCTGCTTTATCGAAGCGCTGATATCATTTTGTAGCTGAGCCGCTTGCTGCAGTGGTGCTATTTGAGATTTAAGTGCATCAATAGCAGCAAGTTGCGCCTTGCGGCGGGCATCATATTCCTGATCACTACTGCTAGTATCATAGCTGTACCCGTATCCCATTCGCTGGCGCTCAGGAAGAAGAGATTTCTGCTTTTCAGAAAGCTCATCCTGCATTTTGCGCAGCATGTCATTTGGCGCATCCGGCCTACCAACGTTGAGCAGTTCGTCCCACATCCCTTTGAGGGCCTTACTTACACTCGCTGCGGCACGTTCAATCAACCCCATGTTATCGAGGATCTGCTGACTTCGTTTTTGCTCGGCATCGCCGTATGCCTTGGCCGCCGCTGCCGCTGCTCCCTCTTTATCACCCCGACGTTCCAGTGCCGAGATGTAGTCGTATTGCGATGAGGTAAGAAAATGGAGCGTAGAATCAAGATCCTCCGCCGCCTTGGTTGGGCTGGCATACAGCTTTTGGAAGTTCTTAATGGTGGCGTCAACAGACTGGCCAGTGGCCTCCTGCATCGCCAGCGCCGCCCTGGTAACTGTTTCGAGCTGCTCCGTTTTAAACGTCCCTGCCCCAACCACATCCGCGAGCGTCCGAGCGGCAGCCGCAACCTTACCACTGGAGCCTCCAATTTTTTGAGCCATGTCTGACAGTTGACTCGCCGAACTGGCCGAATAATTACCCGTGAGTATGAGCTGCTTATTAAACTCACTGGCTTCCTGGCTGCCTTTGTACCAAGCTACAGCCATCGCCCCGAGGCCTACAACCAGGCCGCTAATACTTATCGTTATAGGATTAATGAAACCTAACAGAGTGCGTAAATAGTCGCCCACCCCCGATAGAGC